GAAAAATCAACGCCACTTAGTGACCTGGGGACAAGCCGACTTACTGACCCGCCGCGGATTTTGCGAGATCGTACAGAATGGAATTGACAATCCCGAAATGGAAGCGACTAACGCAACCGACAAGCGAGCCGGTGAGCCTATTGCAGGCCAAGCAGGCATTGAACATCGGCACCGGCGACGGCACACACGATGAGCGGCTTACGTTGTTGATTCAGGCGGCCCGTGAAAAATGGGAACGCGATACTCAGCGGGCAACTACCGCAGGAACATTTCGGCAAGTGTTCGATGCGTTTGCGGATCCGTTGGAGTTGCTGCCGCTTGGCGTTAGTGCAGTGTCGTCAATTACCTATTTCGATGCAAACAACGCCTCACAAACGGCATCGGCATCGCTTTACACGTTCGATGATTATGACAACGTTGTGCGGCTTGCCTATGAGCAAGGATGGCCGGACACCTCTGCGAGATACGACGCGGTGACGGTCAATTTCACAGCAGGCACATCGGATCCGCTGGAAGTTCCGGCAATGGCTAAGGCTGCGATGCTTTCGTTGGTTGTGTACTACTTTGACAAGAATCCCGGCGACAACGATGGGCTTTACGACTTAAGGCACTACGACGATTTGGCACGGCAGTACATGCGGAGTAGCTACCCATGAGCGGCCGCCCACGTCGTTTCAGTGTCGCTAACATGCGATACCGAGTAGTGCTACAGAAGCATGTCGACAGCGTTGACGCTGCTGGGCAACCGATCGCAACTTGGACCACGGTCTACCAAAGCGAACCGGCAGATTACGCCGCGGTAAGTGGCGGTCAAGTCTTTCGCGGGTCGCAGGTGAACGAGGGCATCAACGCAGTATTCACCGTGCGTTATCGCGACGAATACGCACCGCAGCATCGCATCCTCTACAACGGCCAAGCGTTTGGAATTGTCTTTGTGCAGCCGATCGAAGGCCGCGACCGCTACCTAGATTGTCACTGCAAGGTGGTCGAATAATGGCACCACGAAAAACAAAGGCGAGATTTGGAATTATCGTTGGCTTTGACAAAAAGCTAATCGATCGACTCACGAATGGGCTGCCGGACGAAGTGCGAAAGGCGGCAACCGCTCACGGACTGCCAGCGGCGGCGGCTGTTGTCGAAAGGCGAGCAAAGCAAATCGCACCGAGCGGACGAAGGACAGGCACATCGAACAAGCAATACGGAACATCGCGCACGAAATGGTATCCCTACCAATTAAAAGATCACATCACGTCAAAAGTGCTCGACGACATGATGGGGACCGTCGTTTCCGTGATGGTCGGCCCGATGCGACCGTGGGGCAACAAAGTCAATTTCATTTCGCCAAATGTTCGAAGCACGACCGGGAACACCAAGTATCAAAAATTCTGGGGCAAGGTGCCGTTTAGCCCTGCCAATCGAAACCCAAAGACTAATCGGTTCCTAGAAGACGCTTCGCACCAAACACGACCGCAACAGATCAGGGCACTAGTAACCGCGATGCGGAGAGCGATCAAAAGGAATATGGCCCGGAGGTTTTCAATTGGCTGACGCTGGCACAGCATTTCGGGCTTTCGTTGTCGCTCAAGCGGGTGTATCCGCTTTGATCGGCGATCGAATGTTACCCGATGAACTATTGCAAAAGACGACTATGCCAGCGGTCACGTATCACCGCATAAGCACGCTACACCACGAAAACATAAACGGCAGCAAAGCAGGAATGGCAGAGGCGATTGTCGAAGTCAGGGCGTATGCTGCAAGCCGTTCAGCGTGTACCGCCATCTGCGAAGCCATACGCACATGCGGGGTACTCGACATGCTGGGCGTTTACTCAGGCGTCAATTTCCGCTGCGTGATGTTGGCAAGCGGCCGAAATGACTTTACAGAATCGCCAATCGATGGCACTCACGAACTTCGTTACGTCTCGTCACAGGATTATTCCTTAACTTACTTGGAGGCTACCTAATGCCAATCGCAGGACGTGGGGCAACCCTTACCGCTACGACTTACACCGCTTCGCTTGACATCGTCGAAATCAGCGGGGGCAGCGAATCAATTGAGGCCCTAGACATTTCGACGCTTGGGCAAACGACCACTTTCATGAGGTATCAAGTTGGCGACCTTGCGGACACGCCGGAAATCTCGGTGACGATCAACTGGACTAACACGAACCCGCCGGCGATCGGTGCCAGGGATACGTGGACGTTGACGTTCCCCAAAGACGGAACGGCGACCACTGCACGGAGCCTTAGCGGAACCGGCTTCGTCACCGAAAAGGGCTACCCGACTTTCGTTAACAACCAGATCAGTCAGGGCACGCTGACGATCAAACTCGATGGCGCAACCGGACCCAGCTACACATGAGCAAGCTAAGCGTCGAATTATTGCCGCACGTTGCGAGCTATTCGCTAACGGGCCAAGCAATTGAATTTCCGCAGTGGGCGTTGGTCGTCAACGGATCCCATTGCGGATGGGTGCCAAAGGAAGGCAAACACGTTTCTTTCTTTGAGCACTTTCACGAAATCGACCGTGCCGCAATTTGTGCGGAAGTGGCACGGATCCGCGGCGAAAAGCAAAGCCGCATTGAGTCAGTACCGCCGAGCATTTTGTACCCGGAGCAAGCAGAGGAAAACGATGAGCCTGACGAAGATTGAACTATTGGGATTTTGTAATCGACGCTTTGACGTTGTCGACTTGGGCGACGGTGCGAAGGTGCGGATTCAAAGCCTAACACAGGAAGAAATGACGCGTCACAACTTGACGATGCTGGACAAAAAAGGCCAAGTGTCACAAGCGGGATTGATGGCAGCCGAACGGCTTTACGTCGCTATGTCAATGGTCGACGACGAAGGCAATCGGCTGCTAAGCGATGACGAAGCCGGAGAGCTTGCGAAGCTCGATGGTGGTGTTTTCCAAAAAATCGCACAAGCGGCAAGGCGGCTAACTGATCGCGATGCCGTCACCGCTGAGGCGATGTTGGGAAACTAACGAGGAGCGCTACGCTAAGGCTCGCTTGTCGAGTCTGCTTAGCGCTCGGAATCGATGACCCGGAAGCGTGGCTAGCGAGCGTGTCACAACGCACGCTAGCGATATGGGAGGCTTATTACATGCTTGAACCGTGGGGCAGGGAATGCGAACGCGATGCGGTTCACTCTGCACAGTTGTCCGCACTTGGGGCAACGATCGCGGCCAGCAATGGGATTAAGCCTAAGCCGCCGCTACGGGTCGCGGACTTCATGCCATCGAATTGGCATCAACCGCCGGCAGCAACGAACAACAGCAGCATTAAGGCCGCAGAACAAGCTTTCGCGGCTAAGTGGGGCATGAAATGACAACCAGCATAACTGCCCTAAACATTCGCATCGCTACTGACGCTTCTGAGGTTTACGAAGCGGGCAAGCGCATGTCGTCGACGATGCGGACCGTCAATCAGGTGATGGAATCGACCAAGACACCAATCGAACGCTATCAGCAATCGTTAACGCGGCTTGATGCTGCTTACATTCATAACAAGATTACCACCGAACAATACATTCGCGGCGTACAGCAAATTGGAAAATCCTATGACGAACTAATTCGCAAGCAGGATGAAGCGGCGAAGAAAGACCAATCAACGATGGGTGGGATGCTTGGGAATATCAAGCGGCTGGCAGCGGCTTACGTCGGGCTGCAAACGGGCCGGTCTATTATCAACATTGCGGCGGATGCGGAAGCGGCCGCAATTCAATTTGAAGTGCTAACCGGATCGGCAACCGAAGCGACAAAGATCATCCAGCAAATGAAGCAACTTGCCGCTGCTTCGCCACTGTCTTTGACCGGAGTTCAATCAGCGGTCAAGACGTTGATGATGTACAACGTATCGAGCAAGGATGCAATTGACACGGCTAGGCGTTTATCTGACGTCACTGGAGGAAACGAAGAAAAGTTTAAGCGACTGGCACTTGCCTTCGGCCAAGCTAACTCAGCAGGTCGATTGATGGCTACGGAAACGCTCCAAATGAAGGAGGCAGGTTTTGGGGCGCTGCAAGCAATTAGCGAATTGACTGGCGAGACAATGCCAGAGCTTACAAAGAAAATGGAGCAAGGGCTGATCCCGTTTAGCTTGCTTCAAGAGGCACTTGTTGCAGCAACCTCTGGAACCGGCAAGTTTGCCGGAATGACCGACAAGCTTTCAAAGACGTTTACCGGATCCTATCAGCAAATGTCCGGTGCGGCTCAAGACCTAGCTATCGCCATCGGTGAAAACATCCTGCCAACGTTCACCGCATTCCTGAACGAAATTACAAAAGGCATCCGCTACGTTACCGACACCGTCAACAGTTTCACTGCCTTAGACCGTGCCGTTATCGCCGGCGGGCTGGCATTCGTGGCGGCCGCTTCTGGCGTCATGCTGATCACTAAGGGGCTGATTGCGTTGAAGGCCGCCGTGATGGGTGCGGCATTGGCACAGACGTTCCTTGTGGCTTTAACCGGCCCCGCGGGTTGGGCGATTATCGCCGGGGCAGTGGCGGCAACGGCAGCCGCATACGTGACGCTCAAAAATGCAACCGAAGAATCGATTCCAGTAGCCGAAGCAAGCAAGGCATCTGTAGTTGCACAGACCGGGGCATTCAAGGGGCTTGCTGACAGTGTGAACATGGCAATCGCAGCTGCCAAAGAACGCGATGCGGCGGCACTGGTGGCGGCCAAAATGGAAGATGCCGCAATCAAGCAAGCCGCAACGCTTAACGCCTCGTACATGGATTCGGTTCACGCCCTGATGATGCAGCGGGCCGAACTGACGATGACCGCGGAGGCTTATGCAATTTTGCAGGATGCGTCTAAAGGCTTTAACGAGGAGCAGCGAAAGCACTTGGCAGATTTGCGTGCCGAAATCGCATTGCTTGAAGAAAAGAAAAAGCAAGAAGAGGAAGCAAAAAAAAGGCAGGAAGAAATCGCAAAGATGGTTGTCGACGCTGCCAAGAAAGCGGCAGATTTTGCAGCCGAGCAAATCAAGCAAGCAAGGGAGCGGGCCAAGCAGCAAGAGGAAGAACTGAACCGCACACAACAGCAAGCACTTGATGCTGCCAAGCGACATTTTGAACAGCAGCGACAAGCACAGATGGACCGCCGAATGGCCGTAGCTAAAGGCCCTAGCGGCTTTGAGGTTGGCAGTAGCGAAGCGATGCGGTTTCTTGCCGAGCAATCAAATGCACTTATGGCTGG